TCCAGCAAGAGTTGGCTCGCCGTCGGCACTCCCGGCACGAAGCAGGCGACGACGTAGCGGGCGGCGGCGCCCTGCGCGAGCCACTTGCTACCATCCCATCGCCACGAGGCGGCCCCGGAGGCGAATATCTGGTTGGTGGTTGGCGAGGCCGGGAAGTCGATCACGGCTTCGCCTCCAGGGCCGCGAGCCGCGATTCCAATTCGGTGTTTTTGGCAGCCAGTGCCTTACAACTGTTTATTAAGGCGAAAATCAAATTTCCCGGCTCCAGCGTATCCACCTCGACGCTCTCGTCCCGCACGAGCGTCGTCGTCCTCCCGACAATCTCCGGGACGTGCGGGCGCACTTCGTCCGCGATCAAACCAAACCGCATCTGTGACGGTTCTGCGCCAAACACGCCCGCCTGATACCGGAACCGCACCGGGTTGAGCGCGAGGATCGCATCGAGACCGCGCTCATATGGAGCTATCTGCTCTTTCAGTTCACGATCCGATATCGTCGCCCACGCGCCGCTTACATTCGCAGTTACTCCCGCCGTGTCGATCTGGAAATAAGGTCCTGCGTATGATGTGCCGTTGTGGTAGTACATCATAAACTTGTCGGATTCGCCGGCTGTCGAGCGCTTCGACAGCATCCAATGCTTGCCGTTGGATTGCAGCATTAGGTTGCCGTAACCGTCTGATGTGTTCACAGATTTTAGGTCGACGGTCGAGCCTGGATTGCTGCCGGAAATCGTTGTCGAAATATTGTTAAACGTCGCCGCGCCGCTCGCCCGGTTAATTGACAGGGCCGTGGCAAGTGAGGCACCTGCATCGGTGTAACGGGTTATTGCGAAATCGCCGCCGGCATTGCCCCCGCCCTCGGCAGTCCCGTCGCCCAACAAGATGTCCCACCGCAACGCCCCCGCACGATACCCGGCGAGTTGGTCGGCGCTGCCTGCCGGTGCATTAAGCCCAAGCCGCGCAATGCCCGCAGCCGGGACCGCCACCAGATTGCCGCTCAGCGTACCGCCCGTGAGCGGCAAATAGGTCGCGGTGGCACTGACAGTTGTCAGATAACCCTGGTTCGAGGCGGCGGTCACGCGGCCTTTGCCGTCGAGGACCAAGCCCTGAAAGGTGCCGACATTCGGGTTTACGGTCGCCAATGTGGTCACGAGCGAACCCGCCGTCGTGACATCGCCACTGAGATTGCCGGAGCTGGTCACCGTCGTCGCAGAGGCTGCAATCGGGATCTGGCCGGCGCTCATCCCGCTCATGTTTGCGGAGCCGGCGGGGCCGGTTGCGCCAGTTGGTCCAGTAGGCCCGGTGGCTCCGGTTGGGCCGGCCGGGCCAGGCATGTTTGTGGCCGGAACCCATTGCGCGCTCGTACCGTCATTGAACCACAGATAAAACTGCCCACCCGCGCTGTCCCACCAACCGGTGCCCTGCGATGGGCTGGCTGGAGGCGTGTCACCGATGGAGATCGTCGAGGCGTTTGCGCTGATCGCGGCCTGTACGAAAGCGGTAGTAGCTATCGAGGTGTCGTTGTCGCCGGGCGTGGGTGTTGGTGCCTTTGGGTCGCCGGTAAATGTTGGAGAGCCTATCGAAGCGAAACTCGTGGCGACAAACGCGGTGGTAGCAATCTGAGCGGTGTTGGTGCCGGCGCCAGCAGTGGGCGCTGTCGGTGTGCCGGTGAAGGCAGGACTGGCCAGTGGCGCACCACCCAGATTGGCGAGCGCGGCCGGGGCCGTTATTGCGCCCGTGCCACCCGAGCTGATCGCAACCGGGACGGTAAGCGACAATACGGTTGCGTTGAGGGTCAACCCGTTACCGACGGTCCAGTCAGTGCCGGCAGGCCCAGCGGGACCAGCGGGGCCAGGTGCGCCGTCAGCTCCAGCAGGGCCAGCGGGGCCTGCCGCGCCAGCAGGACCAGCCGGGCCAGGTGGCCCACCCGGCTCACCCGGCGGTCCAGCCGGGCCTGCAGGGCCTGGCGTACCCGCCCCGACGAACGCCGCCATCTGGTCGAGGCTGATGTAGTGCGGCGTCGGGGTCAAAGGGTAGAATGGACGTATCAGCATGTCGCCACGCGCCGCATCGAACAGCGGGTAGAGGCGGATGTCGCCGTCAGCCATCAGGCGGCCCTCTCCGCAAAGGGATCGTATTCCCACTCGACCAACGGTCGATGAACCCCCTCATAGCCCGCGTCCAAATTGGGCACCACCGGATAAGCGAAGGTGAGAGCGAGGGCGTCGGCCCAATCCGGCGAGGCTACACCCCTGGTGCGCATATCGGCTTTGCGCTCCAGCTGTATCTCGTCCCGCGCGTTGAAGGCGTAGGTTGGGCTTACCAGTTGGTCTCGCAGGTCCCGATCCTCCTCGATCGCCCCGGTAACGAGCCAAGCACGGAGGGCGCCCCACATCTCGGCGCGCTTGTTCGCGTACCGCTCCCCCTCCGTCACAAAATCCGAGCGATCAGCCCGGCCACCAAACTGCACGTCGTGAACAGCCAAGCGCAACTGGCGACAGCGATCAACAACACCGCCGCCCACGCCGCCGCCGTCAATAAACACAGCGTCCGCCCGGAGCGATTGTGCCAGTTCCACCACCCTCGAAGCGAGTTGCATAGTGTCTAGGCCTCGCAGTCGGGTGGTGGCGATGGATCTGGCGTCTCGCCCTTTTCTGACGACGAGGACGCTCTCATCGTCTCCGTATCGTGCCACATCGACCCCGATAATGAGAGGATCAAAACGTTGGGCGATGGCTTCACGGACCTGGGCTTCGGCAACAACAGCGGCGGAGATAAATTCACTTTCGCCGGTACGGGGAAAGACCCCTCGGACACGGATGCGGAAGTAATCAGAGTCTTCGCCATAGGATCGCTCCCACGCCGCTATCTGGGCCTTGTTGGTAAAGGATATTTGGCGGGCATCCACCTGAGTAGTGTGCCACCCGCTTCCGGGGGAGAACACCTCTCGGAAGCGTCCCGTCGATTTGGTTGGATTACCGAAGACCAGCCACAGCCGCTCGGTGTTCGCATCGCTGAGGAACCCGGACGCGGTTTCCCAGATGATGGCAGGGATCGCGCTCGCCTCGTCGAAGATCATAAACACCCGGCGGCCCTGGTTGTGCAGGCCCGCAAACGCTTCCGGGTTCCTCTCGGACCACGCCACCATATCGCACCTCCAGGTTTTGGCGCGGTCTGGATCGACGCTGAAGAGGGCTGTGGCCTCAAGCCGGAAGAGCTGGCGTCCGACGAACAGTCGATACCACTTGGCCAGCTCGACCCAGGTTTTGGTTTTAAGTTGGGTTTCGGTATTAGCAGTTACGACGCCGCGAGTATCGGTCGATGTGGACATGGCCCACAGGACGAGCCACGCCACCAGCGCGCTCTTGCCGACTCCGTGCCCGCTCGCCGTTGCCTCAAGGACCGCGGCATCTACCGAGAGCCCCGCACCTACCCGCAGGAGGATGGCGCGTTGCCACGGCTCCGGCCCACGCCTCCCGTATAGTTCGCCGGCATCCCACTCAAACGCCCACTCCACGAACCCGAGCGGATCGGATGCGTAAGCGGAAAGATCAGATATGAGTTGGTCGAGAGGATCGTTCACAGAGGCGCCTTATCTCTTCTACCTCACGCTTGAGCGCGTAGTAGGGATAATAATCAGAATGCGCCTCTGCGATGCGCAATATGGAGTCGAGCGCATCAGTCACGCCCTGATGCGCCCGCTCCTCACGAAGCCGGTTACGCCACTCGACGTCCGCATCCACGGGCATGCTTCACTAACCCTGGCGGCGTCGAAGAAACGCGGCCATGCCCAACAGGCTGGCACCCAAGAGCGCCAGTGATCCCGGTTCCTGGATCGGGGTTGCGCTCTTGATCTCGGTTTGGCCTCGATTGAGGAGGGTTGCGCCGGCGGTTAGCGTGCCGATGGCCTGTTCGGTCATCGAGAAGAGCGCGCCGTCGCTTACCGCCCCGGAGCCATTATGCGAGAAGCTGTCGGCGGCCAGGAGCGCCGTGGAGGTGAAGGTGTCGATCAGCGTGCCGGGAGTGTCCGTAGCGATGTCCGCGCCCTGTGCATTGGCCGGGTCGTTGTACCAATTCATCGTGAGGGTAGAGTCGATGGCGTTTTGCCACGTCCCTGATCCCGCGGTCGCGAACTGTGTTACTGGACCGATGAAGTTGTTGTCGCCGACCGTGACTGTGACCGGGATCGAGGCCGCGGTGGTGTTGATGACACTCAACGAAGAGGTGTTAAGGATGTCGCTCGCGGCGCTCTTAGTGGATGTTTGGATGCTGCCGTTAACCGTGACGCCGTTGATGGTTTGGTCGGCCAGCTGGAGTGTGCCGATGGCGAGGTTTTGGTCGCAGGCGGTGTTGTCAATGCACAGCCCCGTTGTGCCTCCAAAGTTCCAAGAGATCTGGAGAGTGGCCCAAGCGGGCGCCGAGAAGGCAAGGAGGGCAACGACTGAGGTAGCGATGCGA